GTGCTGTTAATTTTTTATGTAAAGGAGCTAATAACATGGATTCTAATTTTAGTCTCAGTGATATCAAGGCCGTTCTTGGTGATGGCGAAAGATGAAGATTATTAAAGAAATTTCCTGCATGATTGATGATGAACTCGATGGAGCAGAAGAGTATATCAAAGCGGCATTACAGGTTAGAGAAGAGCGGCCAAATGTGGCTGCTTTATTTTTTAATCACGCTCGTGACGAAATGACTCACATGGAGGAACTTCATAGCGCTGTTGTTAAGCTGATCAAAGAATATCGGGACGAGCATGGAGATCCTCCGCCCGGCATGATGTCGATGTATGAATACTTACATGAAAAGCATATGCGCCGAGCATCATTAATCCAAATGTATATAAAGGAATATTCTGAAAGTTAGCGGGGTGGTAACGCTTAATGGAACTGTCACTCATTTCTAGGTTAAAAAATGCCTGGAACGTGTTCCGTAGCAGAAGTCCCACTACTGGAACAACATATTTTAGCGGAAGTTCATATCGTCCTGACCGGACACGTTTAACTCGTGGAACCGAAAGAACAATTGTAACTTCTGTATACAATCGTATTGCGCAAGATATCGCTTCGATTGATTTTCATCATGTTAGAACTGATGAAAACGGGCGTTTTACTGAAATTATTAAGTCTGGATTAAATGATTGCCTTAGTTACTCGGCTAATCTTGATCAGACAGGTCGTAATTTTATATTTGATGCTGCCATGTCTTTAATGGATGAGGGTAGTATTGCTCTTGTGCCAACAGATACAGACGATGATATTAATAATGATATATCGCCTGGCTCGTATGACATTTTATCTATTCGAGTTGGTAAAATCATTACTTGGTATCCCGCTCATATTCTTGTGTCTGTTTATAATGAGAAAACTGGTAAAAAACAAGAAATTACGATCCCTAAAACGTCATGCGCAATAATTGAGAATCCATTTTATGCTGTTATGAATGAGCCTAACTCAACACTACAAAGGCTTATTCGTAAACTTATATTGTTAGATAAGATTGATGATAATGCCAGTTCTGGCAAATTAGATCTTATTATCCAACTTCCTTATGTTGTTAAGACCACTCTCAAGAAAGAGCAGGCCGAAGAACGACGTAAGGACATTGAACGTCAGCTTAGTGGTTCCAAATATGGAATTGCTTATACAGATGGGACAGAAAAGATCACACAGTTAAATCGTCCTGTTGAGAACACCCTTATGAGCCAGATTGAGTATCTAACGAGTATGCTATATAGCCAGTTGGGTATCACGAAGGAGATTATGGATGGCTCTGCAGATGAGAAAACTATGATGAACTATTACTCAAGAACAATTGAACCCTTTGCTTCTGCTCTTCGTGATGAGATGCGAAGAAAATTTGTATCTCAGAATGCTAGAACTAGAGGTCAATCGATTATGTTCTTTAGAGATCCCTTTAAACTTGTGCCCGTGAATTCTCTGGCTGAAATTGCTGATAAAATGACTCGTAATGAGATCATGTCCAGCAATGAGTTTAGACAAATCATTGGTCTACCGCCTTCTGACGATCCTAGAGCAGATGAATTGCATAATAGCAATATGCCTGACCAGGATCAGGGAGCGGGAGACTATCCGGTCACCGAACCAATGGAGGAAGAAAATCAAAATGAGCCGTACTAAATACGATTTCGCTGGTTATGTAACCCGCAATGACTTAAAGTGCGCTGACGGTCGTGTGATCCGAAAGAATGCTTTCAAGGAAAACGACGGCAAAACGGTTCCTCTGGTATGGAATCATGACCATAGTGATCCGTTCAACGTACTTGGGCATGCTCTTCTCGAGAATAGGGAAGATGGTGTCTATGGCTATGCCAGTTTTAATAATTCGGAAGCCGGTCAAGCGGCCAAGGTCCTTGTTGACCACGGTGACGTGACCGGTCTTTCCATCTACGCGAATCGTCTTACACAGAAGGGCAGTGATGTTCTCCACGGGATGATCCGCGAAGTCAGTCTTGTTCTTGCCGGTGCCAATCCTGGGGCTATGATTGAAGAGATTATGGCTCACTCCGAAGACGGAGTTTCTGAGGAAGGTATCTTCTGGGATGAGACTGGTGCTCCCCTTGATATTTCTCATTCCGATGATTCCGAAGATGAAATTAACACGGATGAGGAAAATAAAGAGGAAGAAATTAAACATGCGGAGGAGGATAAACCCGTGGCAAATGAAGAAAAGAAGCCCGAATCCGACAAGACTGTTGAGGACGTTATTAATTCTATGACTGAAGAGCAGAAGACTGTTATGTATGCTCTTATTGGTGAAGCCCTTGGCGATACTGTCGATGATGACGACGAAGACGATGAAGACATGGAGGATGACGACGTGAAACACAACGTATTTGACACTGATGATCGCTATGAGAGCAATGTGATTTGCCATTCCGATCAGGAAAAGATTATTGCCGACGCGAAGCGTAATGGTAGCTTCCGCGAGGCGCTGAATTCTTATGCTGCTGATGTTCTGCAGCACGATGATACTTCCGAGGACGATCTTGCTCCTGTGGCTGGTTTCGATGATACCAGTCTTGGCTATCTGTTCCCGGATTACAAGGATGTTCGTAGTGGTGAGCCTGAGCTGATTACTTATGATCAGGGCTGGGTGACCAAGGTTATAAACGGCGTTCACAAGACTCCGTTTAGCCGTATCCGTACCCGCCAGGTTGATATTCGTGCGATCGATGACCTGAAGGCTAAGGGCTATGTTAAGGGCCATAAGAAGGCGCTTACTGGTAAGTACAGCGAGGCTCGTCGTACGACCGATCCGCAGACCATTTATGTTAAGAGCGCTCTTAACCGTGATGATATTGTGGATCTGACTGACTTTGACTATGTTGCTTATCAGTATAAGATCGATCGTCTCCAGCTTAATGAGATGCTGGCTATGTCGATCTTTGTTGGCGATGGTCGTGAGGACGATGATCCCGATAAGATCTTTCCGACTCATATTCGTCCGATCTGGACCGATGATGAGCTGTTCACTATTCATGGCGATGTCGATTTCAACGCTATGGCTCAGGAACTGCAGGGCACGAACACCACGAATTACTTTGGCGAGAACTTTATCTATGCCGAGGCAATTCTGCAGAAGACTCTGTATCTGCGTGAGCAGTATAAGGGCTCTGGTAAGCTGGTTATGTATACCGATCCGCATCTTGTCAATGTGATGCTTCTGGCTCGTGACAGAAATGGTCGTCGTATTTATGGCACCAAGGCTGAATTGGCTGCTGCACTGAATGTCCGCTCTATTGAGGAAGTCGAACAGTTTGCCGATAAGACCCGTACGATCGCTGCGACGCTCACCGAGCCTGCCAAGACCAAGAAGCTTCTGGCAATCTTTGTTGATTTGGATGATTATAATGTTGGTGCTACCAAGGGCGGCGAGATCACTCACTTCAACCAGTTTGATATTGACTTCAACCAGGAGAAGAGCCTGCTGGAGACTCGTTGCTCTGGCGCTCTGACTCGTATTAAGTCTGCTATCGTTCTGGAAGAGGATATTACCAACACCATTCCCTCCGGCTAATTAGTAGTTGGTAAAGAAATTCAAAATGAGGTGAGAAAACATGCCTAAACTATACACTAGAATCGGTTTTGCTCCCTCATTTACTCAGACGGCGCCGGGTGTTTGGGAGGAAGTTGAAGTCGTAAAAAATTATTATGGCGAAATTCTTAGAAATGCCCGGCGTCTTGAAAATTCTGGTCAGCTTAATGATAACGTTAACGTAAATAATAGGATTAGTATTTTATCTGATCCATATGCAAGAGAGAATTTTCATGCTATGCGATGGATTGAGTTTATGGGTACGAAATGGAAAGTATCAGATGTTGACGTTGAATACCCGAGATTGATTCTTACGATTGGAGGAGTATATCATGCCGACAACGATACGCCCACGAACGGAACTACAATCTCTGCTTGAGAGTATTCTTGGCAGTTCCAATGTTTACTTTCAGCCTCCTCCTTCGTTTAAATTGCATTATCCTTGCATAATTTATGATCGTAATACATATGCTTCAGTATTTGCAAATAATGATAGTTATCTGCGAAGAACGAGATATAGTCTTACGCTGATCGATAAGAATCCCGACAGTACATTTGTATCTGCTATTGCAGATATTCCGTATTGTCGGCACACAAGAAGTTATATTGCCGATAATTTAAATCACGATGTTTATGATTTATATTGGTAATTAATTTAATCCATTAATAAAGGAGAAAACAATTATGTCTAAACTTGTTTGGGATGCCGCTGGTACTCGTACTTTTGAAACTGGTGTCAGCCATGGTGTTCTTTATCCGCGTGCCGCTGATGGTACTTATGAGAAGGGCGTTGTTTGGAACGGTTTGACTTCCGTTTCCGAGAGTCCCGAGGGTGCCGAGGCTAATGACCTCTGGGCCGATGACATGAAGTATGCTTCTTTCCGCAGTGCTGAGACCTTTGGCGCTACGATCGAGGCTTATACTTATCCTGACGAGTGGGCTGACTGCGATGGTAGTGCTACTGTCGTTACTGGCGTGTATGTTGGTCAGCAGCGTCGTAAGCCATTTGGCTTTAGCTTCCGTAGCTGCGTTGGTAGCGATGCAAATATCGATCTGAGCAGTGACCTGGGCTATAAGATTCATATCATTTGGGGTGCTACTGCTTCTCCGTCGGAGCGCAGCTATGAGACCATTAATGATTCTCCCGATGCGATTACCTTCTCTTGGGAGATCACTACGGTTCCTATGCCTGTCGCCGGCGGTTATAAGCCGACTTCTTCTATGACGATCGATACGACTCGTCTGACTTCCACTGCTGATAGGGCTAAGCTTCAGGAGCTTGAGGATCTTCTTTATGGTACTGCTAGCACTGATCCGCAGC